AGAATCCTTGTGGGCAAGCATACCTATGTGTGCATCGCCTATATTCAGCCAGGGAATAATATCAGCGCCATCAAGTGTTTGCACTTTAGGTGGTGGAATATCAATTTGACGCATCGCACAATTAGCAATGGACTCTGTTACGGCTTGCTCCCAGCGTTCGCGCACTGCCTCTGTCTTGAGCCAGATGTTCTCGCCAGATGCTGTTTTGGTTAGATGACTGTAGCCCTTTAGCTGGAAGCCTTGTGCTACGGGATGATTGATTCCTGATTCTGGTGCATATCCGGCTTGAGCCGCCTTCTTCTTGACTGCGACATGAGCGTCACTGGCTGCTCCATGATTAATGCCTAATGCTATTGATGCAGCCTTAGCACCGCCATGTAGGTTTATTGCCTCAAGCAATTCACGTTGGCGGGGCGTAGCGTATGCAAACAAACCCTCGTCTATTTTTAGGGGAGCAACCATTTACTTGCCTTTCGGACAATCAGCCTCGCATAAGCAAATGAATACGCTATTATGGAGCTCGACTTCTGCTACCGTTTCAGGCGTGTCTTGCTTTGCGTCATAGGTGATAGGTTTCGCAATAGCGCAGTAGCTATTTACGGGAACGGTCGAAACGGTCGCGCAGCCGCTCAGTGCGCTCAGGATCAGGAATAACGATGGCAGCTTCGCCCAATGCAATTTGCTCATTGATAGCCTCGTTCATTTCTTTAATGGTTTCCTGACGCCCTTGCCGCTTCCAACGATGTTCCGCCCAAGCACCCAACAGCTTGTTTAGAACACCCAGTAAGAGCGTCAGGAACTTCATTACTCAGCAGACTGTGCTGGCGCTTCAATCAAAAACATAGCAGCAACACCTGCAAGTCCAGCAATAGCGGTAGCAATGGCTGACCATTCTTCACTGGACAAGCCAAAGGCTAATGCAATGCCAGCAAAGCCAGCATAGGTGCTAGGCTCTTTTAAACGGTTCACTAAAAAAGATACGATCTGCATATTACTTTCCTTATGCTTCATTAACGGAAACAGATCCGCCATTCATATATACGGGCTTGCCTATTACTGGTTCACCCTTAGGCCAGCGAGATGCCACTAATCGTGTCTTGCCTAGCTTCATCACACTAACAGCGTTGCCTTGATTTCCACCAAGAACAAAATAATGACCTGCGTCCTCGCCAACATAGAAACCAACGTGTCCACCACCAGCGCGATCAAAGACAAGTATTGCCCCTGGAGCAAGTCTATCACGGCGAAGCAAGGAGCCATAATCAGCCCATGCTTTTGCACGCATATACATCTTAGGATAAGGCAACCCAGCTTCTTTTATGCAGTGAGCGACAAAGACACCGCACCAAGGTGTTTCATCATCACGCCACCAAGCATTCAGCTTTTCAAGCCATCCAAGTATAATCTTGTTGTGACCAGGCCCGATAACTTCGCGCAATCCAATCCAGCAATTAGCTGTCTGCATCCACTCTGGAATCGCGGTGCTCACACCGCACCCTTTTGCAGCACGCTTACTAGTATGCCGATCAGCAATACAATAATTGTGCCGCAAGCAGATATGCCAAGGCTTTCAATGCGCTTCATACGCGCACAAATACTTTCATATCTAAACGCGCAGACTTGTTCATGCGTGTTTAATTGTGCCTGTGTTTCGTCAATAGTAGCCATTTGGTTTCACCGATGTTTGTTGCAAAATAACAATTTCATTAAAGGCGCTGATAAAGCATAGTAGGAAGAACAGTATACTGCACTTCAATGCTTGAACCTTGCGGAACAACCACTTGCGTAAACGTGGCTATTGCTACGCGATAACTATCTAGTTTAACGTAACCTACAGTACCATCTTGAATGATTACGCTGGCTGCGTTGCCAGTGTTGTTTGCCCACGTAAAAGGTGACGCGCCGACTGTGATAACTGATAAAAGATTTAAGTTGTCGCCGATATTATTCGCAATAATTTTGTCAGTGCCCGTTGAGTTATCAACAAGAGGCCCCAAACCACCAAATAGGTTGTTGTTGGAAATTACAAACTTGTCGCTTGTTCCTGTCTCAACTAAAATAGCCAATGCTTCGTTGCTAGACCCAGTGCCGCGAAGATCACCGATACGGCAGTTTAGAATGCTAAAATCTACTGCATTAGCAGCCACAGTTATACCGTTATAAGTCGATGCTGTGCGCTGGCTGTTATAGCCAATTTGACATCCGTCGATATAGTTGGTTTGTGGGCCAGCTTGAATAAGAACGCCATGTTCGGCATTGCCCACAATGCGGGTTCCACTGCCAATAAACGTTTCGCCACGGTAAGTATCTCCGATGAAGACTCCGTTGCCACGCAGCACAGAACCAATCCACGATCCATTGATGTAGCAGCCCTCTCCCTTTTCAAGAAGCACGCCACCAAAGAAGTTGTGGTCACATTCTAAATCCCAAACAAAAGCCCAAATAGGATAGCTAGAGCCAGAATTAACAGTGTCCGTCTGAGCAAAGCCACGCGCACCGTTTAGACAGGCCGCCTTGTCTATAACCAGAGAATAGCCAAAGCTATCCTGCCTGATCCAAGTCAGGCTGTTACTTGAAATAAACTTCCACTGAACCGTTCCATCAACAACAGCCGTAGTGAATACCGTTTCTCCAGTAGCGCCTGGATACCCAGAAGGCGCAGAAGCCGCCCCAGTAGTACCAGCCTGCGTGCATTGCCAAATCTTGCTGTCTGATACGACCATATCATTAAGGGAAAACGCTGTAACCGCAGCATACGTTTTAACCTGAGATGTGTTTGCAGGGCCAATATATGGGTTATCAGCGTTAAAGTTATTGATAACAGCGCGAAATGATCCGGTTGATCCACCGAAATAGATTCCATCAACGCCAAGCATATAGCGACACTGACAATCAATAATCTCGTTTTCAGTGCCGTTATAGATAGCAAAGCCGTTATAGGCGTAATCAACGCGGACATTAACCGCCTTACATTTGTAAGCATTGCCGGTAAAATATACGCAATATCCGCTAGTTTTTTTAACGGTTGGCCGGAAATTTACATTTTGAATTTGTGAATGCTGGCATCCGTTAAACACAAAGTCATTGCCAGTAGTTTGTGTTGGAATGAAGGTTGTGCCGTTTAGCATAGCTTCCCCCATCAACGTTGTGCCGTTAGATGAGATTGTTAGCTGCGAAAACTTATAGCTTCCCTTTGGAACAAAAATAATCTTGCCAGGGTTCGCATTGATAGCTGCTTGAATGGCGGCAGTATCATCAGCCACGCCATCACCAACTGCTCCAAAATCCTTGACGCTAACGCTATCGCGCATTTTATCTTGGGCTGAACGCGCTACGAAACCTGAGCCAGTAGGTGTATAACCTATCCAATCAGAACCGTCGGCATCGCCAAGATCAGCAAGCGTTCCAACCTGACCTTTGAATCCAGTAAATGCAATGGAGTTTGCGCCTACACCAAGACCAGTGCCATCAGGAAAGTTATAAACAAGCGTGTTATTGCTGTTTTGTACCGTAATAGAAAAGTTAGTCGCATTGACGTAAAGCTGTGCAGGAGTTCCATTGCGATAGACATAGCCATTGCTTGTCTTTAACGGCTGGCTGGCAGTAATTGTCAGCGCCTCATCGTAATAGACCTGAAGCGGGTTAGTTGTGGGATCAAGATTAGCAATGCCAATATAGATGTTGCCATTGTCGAGCGGTTGTCCATCACGATCATAGAATACAGGATATGGAACCTGAACAGAGAGAGCGGCCATTAGAACTTAACCCCTTGCGTCTTGGAGATTATGGATGAAATTATGTTGCTGAGAAAGGTCATTAATCCAGAAGCCTTTTGACTTCTTTACGCATTCCACGTGCTGCCATAGCTTTGCGGAAATCATTAAGAATCTTTGCTGCCGGAACAGGCAATCCTGTTGTGGTGAAAGTTCCAAGAGTATCAATGGCGTTCATCATTGCGCTTGATGTTCCAGATGCGTTGATGCTGCCTGGTGGCGCAGTGATAATATCCTTAGTCACATCATTAATCGTGTTGAGTAATTCAGCAGTCTTTTTATCAAAAATAACATCGAGTTTGCCGTTTTTCTCTAGGCTTGTAATGATTTTGTTAAGCGCGGCAGGCTGAATCACCGCTTGCCCAGATTCATCTGATGTGATTCCGCGATATGCTTGATCCCTGATCTTTTCCATAACGGAGCCTTGCAATTCACGCATTGCACGAACACCGCGAGGGCCAGCGCGATCTAGCAAGCCAAGAAGATGCTTTACGCTATCAAGTGGTGTGCCATCTCCAGTTATCTTGTCTGTTACCTTTTCAAGCGCAACAAAGCGATCAGTGCTTCCAGGCTTATTGGCAAAGACTTTTTGGACAAGATCAATGTCTTCAAAATCTCTAGCATACTTGGTGCGAGATGCACGCGCCTGCTTATATACATCGCCGCCAGCGTCCTTGGTTGCGTTGTCGATAATATTACGCATATCGCGGCCAAAGGTAGCGTCTGCTGTTCCTGGGCTTGCAACCTTGTTGATAAGCTTACGAATGTCTTCCATTTGATTCAGGGCCATCATCCCTGTTTTATTTGGATCGTTAGCTAATATCTGCTCCTCAACAGTCTTTAGAACTGGAGCTAATTTTTCGCGGGTGGTTGGAGTTTGCTGTGCAATGAAGTCGCTTAATTCCTGATAACTAACAGGCTCACGCATCTCACCAGCTTTTTCGGCACGCTTATAAAGCGCACTGGTGCGTGTGCGTTCACGCTTTGCAAGTGTTCCAAGCGCGTCAGAAATAACACCCCCCTGCTCATATGGATTGTTCCATACTTCAGAGCCAGTGCCTTCAATAAACCGCTCAAAGTTCTGGCGCAGTTCGTCTTGCTGCTGCGCCATTCTTTCACGAATAGGGCCACCAACTTCATTGTTTTTAGCAAGCTCCCGTGCGCGTTGTTGCTCTGTAAAATCCCGTGTCCGTTGGAATCGTGCAAGTTCGATAGGCACTGGTAATTCAGCGGCACGTTGAGCGCGGATTGTTTCTTCGCTTGTGGACATTGCGCCACCACCTGGCCTTGATGCAGGAGCCGCACCAGGAGCCGGAGTTACAATGGTAGGCCCAGCGGGAGGCGTAGCGCCTGTTACTGGCACATCAGGAGCCATTGCACTAGCGGATGGCATTGCCATGCCAGCAGGGGCTTCAGGAGCCGCTCCTAATGGTACTTCAGGTTGTCCAGTAAGTTGCCTCAATTTGGACGTTACTGATGGTAGTGCAGCTGTTACCACATCACCAATAATTTTCTCAGCAGGGCCAGCCGCTGTAGCCATAAGGATGGGCTGTGCGTTAAACTCTCCGCCAGCCGCAAACTCAGTGCCTTCTATACCAGCTTGGGTAGCGCCTGACTTAACGGCTGCACCAGTAAATGTTGCTGCCCGTCCAGCAGGGGTAAACGCTAATATACCACCAACAGCGCGTGGAACATCGCTGAAGCGGAAACCAGGCTTAATTCCGTAATCCTTGCCATCTTGTGATCGAAGGATGTAGTTGCCCTTTTCGTCCTGCCTTACTTCAACGCCAGGATAATTGGCCGTAATGATTGCAACTGATTCTTCTGGGCTTGTGAACATTGTACCAATACCAGTACGTGCTCCAGCAATGGACAGTTCGTTAAGCTCAGGCATGGTTGTCCAGTCAGCAGTAGCCTCGATCTCAGGCGTACTGCGCTCCGAACCAGTCGCAGATTCGACTATACTTTCCACAATGCCCATGTCTTCGGTAACATCTTGCATTGGGGCGAGATATGGCTGGAACTGCAATTGACGATTAGTGTCTGCGGTAAGTGCAGCGATACTTTCAGGCGTTAATGGTGAACCAACATTCGCTATTGAAATGGCGCTTAGTTCCTCAATAGTTTTTCCGCTTTGCCATGCTTCCTGCAAATCCCTTGCGTTTTTAAGATCTATTTCAGCAACAACACGATCACCAGGGAGTGCCTCTGTTAAACCAGCTACAGGAGCTGCTCTTTCACCAGCAGGCTCTCCACCAGATTCTTTTAATTGTCGGTTGAGATAATCTTCAGCGCGTTGCAGTCCTATTGCAAATTGCTCTGGGCGCTGATTAGGATTCAGGTTTGCAATAGCTGAAACAAATCGCTCTTGCTCACCAGGAGTGTTTGCAAGTCCAGCTACACCAGCAGGGTTAATCTTTGCTAGTCGCGCAAGCTGATCCTGAATGATTATGCCTTTAAGGATTTCAATTGATCCCTCAAGGTCAGCACGATTCTGTCCAAGCAGCGAGCCAAGAATAGGCGTCTCGCTGATTCCACCAGCCTGCTTTCCTAGTGACAAAAATTTATCGGAAAGATTACGCAAATCCCTAACCGCAGAAATGCCAGTATAAAGCTGTGGAAGGCGATTAGTATCTGGTGCTACATCAGCTTTTGCGGTTGGTTGCCCACCAACATCCTTGAACTCTCCAGTTACTGAGCCAACTTGATACACGCGATTAGGATCAAGCCCAGCAGCAGCCTTTTGCTCTGGCGTGGCTATAGAAAATGTTTCCGTAGGCTTGTCAGCTTTTTCAGGCTTTGCAGGACGTTGCAAAACTGGCTGCACATTAGGTGGCGTAATTTCCTCACGTGGAACTCCGCCTTGGACAATATAGGTCTTGCCGTCACTGCCTTGCAGCCGTTGACCTTCTTGATATTGTTCAGCCATTCTATTTCCCTATCACAACGTGCCAATGTGGGCCTGTAGCATATTTAGACGGGTTCTTCACCTCGTCACGCGCTTCGATAATTTTATAACCAGCATTCTTAATGCCAGAAATGTATTCCTTAAATGTTACCCCTGGTATTGGAGCAATATCAACTGCACCTTTGGTTCTAGCGTGGTACGACCTTGGATTCTTTTTTGACAGCGGATCACTTGGCCCACGATAGCCAGACGTAATGCGTGCATTTGGAAATAACTCACCAATTACTTTGCGACCATCAGCGAAAGTTATCAGACGGCTTTTCCGTCTGACCTCCTTCTGTCAATGGCGTAAATGTAATTCCTTTAGCAGCTGGTTTTCCAGTGATCGGGCCTTTCCCAAGAATATCAGAACCCTTATAAACAGCGCCACCTTGTTCAACTGGAACAAGCTTTTCACCTTGCAATCTCAGCCATGCGTCTGCTTCTTCCTTACCTAAAATACGAACGCGATCTTGATACTCTTTACCTACAGGCGAAAGGTTTTGAGTTATGCCAACAACCTTCTCGTATAAATCTTTGTCGCTTTGAATTAAAGCTAGTTCCATTGGTAGAACTACAAGGTCAGGGTCTGTATCAAAGGCCGTTATCATCGCATTAGCTGCCGCTGCTTGTTTTTCTTGCCCTACTGTTCCTTGATAACCTTCCAATTGCTTTTTTAAACGAGCGCGAGCTAACTCAACCTTGCCGTTCTTTACTAAGCTAATGACTTCTGAGCGAAGCAAATTGGCGTTCTTTTTTTCATCTTCGTTCAAAATAGATTCTGACGCCTTAATCTGGTCATTAAGTTCAGGGAACGCCATAGCCAGTCGTGCTAAGTTAGGAGCAGACCTATCTTGTTGATACGATGTCATCGCTTGCTTTATTTCCGCAGCACGTTGCTGCTTTAAGACAGCAGCCTGTTCAGCACGCTGCTTTTGCTCTTGAGCCTGAGCAAAGTTAAGTGAGCCTTCGAAAGCTGCCATAGGGCTTGCAATGTTATAATTGAATGGATCAGGCATTAGAATGTTCTCTGGTTTGTATTAGACATAGTAAATCCACTAGGCCCAATCATTCCGCTTTGTGGCTGTAATGAAGGCGTTTGAACACCTACTGGAGTCGCGGGTGGCTTAAACAGCCCTGGTAGCTGTCCACCTATAGTGCCAATAGCTTGATTAAAAGCATTAGCCTGTCCCAATATGCCGCCAGCTTGTGCTTGACCTGCCTGAGTATAAGCTTGTCCAATATTAGTAGCGGATGTAATGCCTGATGCACCTACACCAGCAGCAGAAGCCTGACCGACCTTAGTTAGATCACCTAAGCGGCTGTATTGCTGTTCAAGGAACTGATTAAGCAATGCTGGACGGAATTGAGCCAACGCGCCCTGAACATTACCGCCACGAAGTCCGCCAGTTGCTGATGCGCTTGCAAGGATTGCATTTTCACCTTGTTGCGCTAACGACTGAAAGAAAGGGCTTTGCTCTTGCTGCGTTACATAGGCTTGCTGTGCCTCTGGGCCTGACAGTCCCAATGCCGCCATCTGAGATTGCAATGCTGGTGTGCCAGCGGATACATATGGGTTAAGCAGCGCCCGCATTTCTTCACGAGCTATACGCTGTTCGTCTGCCGTCCGATCAGCCGCTTGAAGTTGCGTTTTACTTGCTCTTTTAGAGGCACTAATTGATACCCCTGCGCCAATAACTGCGCTTCCAATAACTGCTGCTGCTACTGCACTCATATCAATAACCCCCTATCGTCACGATTAAAGCCTGACGATAATCTACTGTAATTTCTTCGCCGTTGCTTCCGCCCTTGCATCCAGCGATGTCACGCATTGCAACAAGGTATATATCACCATTTTCCATACGAAACATCATTGCATTCGGATTCTTTGAATGGTTGGTATAGCGTCCTGCTGGTGTGCGTAGTCCGCCCATCAATGCTGGTGCAATTACCTCAAACTGTGGAATGTTACCAGATGCAAACAATCCTTTGCCTTCGATCTGGCTATCACCCAGCGCAACCTTATACTCGCCATGCGGAAACGGAATCTGGTCATATTGTAATTCAGATATTTCCCGCACTGTCTCAGCGTCAAAGCCAAACTCCTCAATCGCTGCATAAAAGTCAGCAATATCTTCAGAGTGGTCAAAGCTTAACAGCATCTGGTTAAACTTCTTTGATTCCTGCCATGACTCGCTTTTGTCTAGGAACATCTCATCAAGCGTATCAACGTCACGCTCATCAGTTGCAAAGACGTTCTGCCAGATCACATCTTCGTGGATATAGGCTATTTTGCGACCAGGTGGTGCAATGAACGACTGTGGAGCAACTAACTCTGTCTTTGTGCCATCATCGTTTAAGATAGTCAGGCGGCCAGAAAGCATATTGTTGAAGTGAGCGGTCTTGTGATGATGGCCCACTATATATGAATCCGCTGGCAAAACTACTTCACGGATGTAAATGCCTGGAGCAAAGCGATGCGTAATTGGGCAATCAGCTTGCGGAAGATCAAGAAGTGCCGACTCTAAACGCTGAACATCAGCTTCATTGAAAGCTTTAGTAAAGGGTTCAATAAGAGTTCCCTCGACTGTATCAATGTCTCTTGTGCGGCATATTGCAGTCACAGCATAACCTTTACGAAATGAGCCACAGGCTGCTCTTTAAGGCTCTGTGGCAAAACCATATCACAATCAATCGTCAAATTCAAACTCTCGTTCCTCAAACGCTTGACAAGAGCGAAGATCGTGACAGATGAACTCAAACTTAGTGCAGTAACCACGGAATCCGGCTTCTACGTCCCATTGGTTCCAAGGGATTTTGTCCATCTTGGCCTGTGTCATTGTGGAGTTGTCGTAGTAAGAACAAAGTGAGCAGCGACGCCGACGCGCTTCAGCTTCATCCACTTGCATAGCCTTGCCAAGCGCAACCCAGTATTCAGGATTAGCGCCGCGCTCGTTGCTAGGGTTCTCAGGGCCAAGCATCCAATCGTCAATAACGATCTTGGTGTTCTTCTTGTTCTCAGCAGTGGTGATGAATGGCTCGCTCTCACGCAGACCAGCGAAGCCTTCAATAATCATCATTGGCTTTTTCATTACGATACTTCCCGTCCAGATGCGCGGATGTTAATGGCTGAAGCTGTTCCGGCAATAGTTGAAATAAATCCGCCAGCGGGTATTACATGACCTACTAGTTCAGGAAAGGTGTAAGTCTCGCTGGCAAGAATTGTTTTGCTCTTAACAATCAAGTTATCATTGCCAGAAACGCCAGCAGGAGCAATCAGGTTAACGCTGATAGTCGCAGCAGTTGCCGAATAGTTAGTCGCAGTAAACTTGTCGATGATCGTCTGCACGCCATTTGACGTATACTGCGTTGTCTGGCTGTTCTCCGCTGTCTTGGCAGGGATGATGTTACTAATTAATACGGCCATATCTAATTCCTTATAACGACGTAATAGTTTCCCATGCCGAGCCTGAGTAAACACAAGCTTTGGAAAGTGTAGTGTCAAATACCATAAGACCAGCGGCAGGACTAGATATAGCGTTCTTTTGCGTTGTAGTCATGTTGGGTAGGCGGAAGCCTTTGGTAGTGGATTGAACATCCAAAATTGCAGATGCGTTTGCCGTAGTTCCGACACCCACGTTTCCACTGCTGTCGATCCGCATACGCTCTATTGAGTTAGTGTGCAAAACAAGAGGGTTTGCACCATTTGCATATAAAAAAAGATTTGACGATGAGGCTAGTGATCCATTCGTACCGTCGTGATTAACATCTGTGGTAGCAGCGCCTGTGCGTGAGCGTATAAGACCCGTTACGTTTAGTTTTGCTCCAGTGCCGCTAGTGCTGCCAATAAGCACGTCGCCGCCGCTGGTGATACGCATTTGTTCGGCAGCACCAGTATAAAAATACATATCAGCAGTAACGCTGCTGGCAGCCTTTGCGGTTGCAACTACTCCGATACCGCCAGCAGTGCGTGCAGTCCCACCAGTATCTGCTAACTGATAACGTAAACCAGCGCCGTTTCCAGCGGCAGTGCTGGAGTTGTAAAGCAGAGCGACTGGATGGTTTAAAATCGCAGTTTGTGTCGAGCTAGTCTGCGCGGTGAGGCCGAGAGAAAATTCGTTGTGCCCAACCATGTTAAGTCGTGAACTTGGCGAAGCGGTTCCAAGACCTAGAAAGTTGCTAGTATCATTCCAGAAAAAGTTAGCGTTGTCCTGAGAATACACGCCGGAAGCGCCAGCAAAGACAACTGATCCTGTGGTGAACTGGGTAGAAGTCCCCGTGCCGCCTTCGCTTGGTGGTGCTACTCCACTGCGCGGGGCAGGACTAAGCGCCAGAGCCTGCAAATCGCTCTGCACAACAGCAAGTTGGCTTACGTTTGCTGGGGTTGGCTCTTTGTTGAGTGTTTCAGATAATTCAATGATCTGCGCCAGGGCATTGTTAGCACTTGCGCCAGCATTGCCAGCAGAAATGTTTACTTCGTCTATTGAGATAACATTGGCATTGGTGGTAGAAAACAGCCGTTCAAACTGCTTAATTTGCTCAAAGTCCTGCAAGAAGGAAGCAAATTGATCTCGCGTAAGAGATAGCTTCTGATTTGCCATTAGTACGCCAACGGCTCAATAGCCGCCTCTAGCCTAGCAAAAGACATATGCGCGTCTGATGTGCCTTGGAATCGCTGTGTGCGCCAGTTACGCATCCAACCCTGCTGGAACCACACTAAACGCTTGGCACGTTGCCCTGTCTGTCCAGCATTGATAAACTTTTGCTGGCTCCATGTTTCGCCATCCGTTGAATAGCTTGTATTGATTGTTGGGTCGGCCCCCAAAGCAACAGCACCAGTTAAGCTAACCAGTTCAAGCTGCTGGATTATAGCGCCACGGCCTTCGTTATAAACAATGGTAGTGCCAAACTCCCAGCGCACAGTATCGCCGTATTGAGTTGATATGTCTTTAACGAGGTAGCCAACATTATTACTGGTTGGGTCTCCGCACACCCATTTGTCATAGCACCAAACAAAGTTTTGAGCGCGATACTTTGCGAAGTCAACAATGCTGCTGGTTAGGGTAAACCAAACTGGCTGGCCTAATTCCTTTGACGCAGCCGCATCATATACCAGTGAACGATCAGGAAGATGAATATACAGATGCTCATGGCCTCTGTCATTACGCGCTTCCATATTTACCAATCCAAGCTCTGCCTCAGTGTAACCCAGCAGAATTATGTCGATCTCTTGCGTGCTGATTTTATTGGCGTTGGCATTTACGCCCAGATAAACACCTGGTGCTTCATTAAAGCCGCTACCAAGGAATGCACACGTTTCTAGATAGATGCAGCAAGCGTGCGTTCCAGTAGTGCCCTTTTCAATCTGAGCGCCCTCAATGCGTTGGAATGGAAATAGATTGCCACCCACGTTGTCAAACACTTCTATCGTGTTTCTGTTGAGCGCATAAATCTCATTGCGTAATTTCAGCAACGCAACAATCGGATCAGGGTCGGCTTCTGCTGAACCATATTTCAATGGGTTTACCGAAAACGGATCGTTAAGTTCCGTTACTACAAGAAACTCACCGTCAGTGGTCATAAAATAACCATCAACCCATACGACATCTATCACAATGCCCAAGTCTGGATCAGTGACTTGCGTTACGTTTGTTCCATCATAATAAAATAAGTTGTTATTTGAGGCAATCGCCAGAAGATCAAAGGAGTAATCCATTGATACATCTATGCCATTGTCGCCAACGTCAGCGATAACAGTTACAGTTCCATTAGCAGCTACGCTACAGAACTTTGAACCCATCACACGGTAGCAAACGCCATTCCAGTTAATAGCGCCGCGATCAGTTCCAGGGCCAGTGCCATTAGAGACAATCCCATCAGAAGGACGTAAGAATCCGTTGCTGATTCCATTTGTCTTTGCCACAGGCACTAGGTTTACCGGATAGGACGTCCGAAAGTCCGGCCCATTATCCGTGTAAATGCCATTGAGGATTGGAATCTGCATTACTCAAATCCTACTGGGTAAGAGTTTGTAGCTGAGAATTTAATAGTCTCGTGTTGTAGAAAGAAAGTTGCTGAAGCCACTTATTGCTTCCAGTCAAAACAAACTGGTTTACGGTTGGCGGCGTAATAGCACCTCCGTCACCCAAAGAAACGCCGTTAGCAGTCAGATTAGAAGACGCAGTAGACCATGCAAATGCGCTTTTCAGGCGTGTATTAACGGGTGTGGCAAAGCTGTTGCTGTCAACTTGAACAACGCCGCCGGTAAGCATAGTAACGTCCGCGCCAGCAATGATGGTACCTTCGCGTAAACGTGTCGCGTTGGCTGTTGATCCGCTGTTGTTTACAACCCATACGTCGCTGACTGCGCCGCCTGCTGTTTGGCCTTCTAAGACGAAGTTGCACAGCATTGTTCCTGCATTCTGGTTATACCAGCTAGAGAAGTTCGTGCCTGTCATCGTCGCAACGTCTGCGCTGCGTATGACTGTTGAGGCCACCGTAGGGATGTAGCTTGTGGCGAAAGAGCCTGCTTCTAGTTCAGCGCCGTAAAAGTGCATCCCGCTAACACCATCGCCAGTGTAGCTGGCGCTACCAGCCGCATTTTCTAAAAATGTCGCATAAGTAAGTGCCGTCAACCCTACGTTTGTTGTAGCGGTGCTTGTAATTCTGTACCAACCATTCCCGTAGTTGGTGATGGTGGCAGACGCGCTAGTCCACCCACCATAAGCTCCTGATGCGGTAGCAGTAACGGTAGTCAGATTAAACGCAATTGTCGTACCGCCGCCATTACCAAACATTTGCATTTGGCCTCTAGTGCGACCAGCAGCTTTAAGAAAAATAGATTGTGTGTATGCTGTAGAGGCACTGGCAGATATGTTGCGGCGAACATCGTGCGTGCCCAAGGCCGTATTTTCTACTAATGTATCAGCGTTGGTTGTTCCATCCGGCGACGTAGTTGCGTTGGCGGTAATTGTAGCGTTCGTCTTCGTCCAAGCCGCGTTATCAAACTGCTCGCTATACGTCACCAAATTCGTCCGTTGTTGCTCAATCAGCAAGCCTTTTGCCGCAAGCGTTACAGGATCGTAATCAAAGCGGGGATTGTCAATAGCCGCTGTCTGGATAAGGCCGTTGCTACCAACGAACGTGGCCGTAGATGCGCGTGTGAACGTAATCCGGCTGTCCAAAGAAGTGGTCGTAAGAAAATCAAGGACAAGCGCAGGGACGCCAGTTGTTGACGCACTCCAGCGGCTGATGTGTCCAGCGCCACGACCTCCCCAATGGATAGACATTAGAGGCCTGCACCTGGCGTGAAGTAAACAATTCCAGTAGCGCCAGCAGCGATAGCAGCGATGTAAAGATTGCCATCAGCATCAGGCGAGAATGTAAGGACTTCATGCACACCAGGGCCTACTGGGAAGCCAGTAGTTGTGGTTGCAGTCACTGTTGAACCACCGCTGTTAAGCCAAACAGTTGCCGTGCCGTTATTGACAATGCGAACAGTAATTGGGGCATTGCGGTTTTCAACAAGAACACGCTGGGATGATCCAGAGACGTTTATGTTTACCGTGCCAGCCGTAACGGGCGTAAATGAACGAGCTATCATAGTTTACTCCTATATTCGTAATCTAACATAATACTAGCGCCGCGTCACCACTGCACTTTCACCACTTAACTTTATCCGACCAAAAAGCTGCACTCATTTTGCCCTTGGCTATATTCTTTGAATGTCTAGCCTTAAACGATGCGCGGCGCTTCTTGTTGGATTCACTTTCGCCTTTGCTGGCGGGTGAACCCATTACGCCCTGCTGTCCAAAGCGGATCGTCTTAATCTTATCGCCTTCCTTAGCTACCACAACGTGTGACTTCTTTGGATGCGATGGAGTACGCTTTGGCTTGTTAAAGCCAGAAACGCCCACACGACTAAGGCGAGAATCCTTTTTCATGTGAGCGCCTTTGCTATCTTACTTCTTTTTCTTCTTGGCTTTGGTCATAGTCATCGTTGTCTTACCTGACTTAGCAGGAGCCTTCTTCGACATTGCCATACCCTTTGAGCCATAGCTCATCTTTCCGCTACCCATTTTCATATCAATTCTCCAATTAGAAAGTTACGTAAAGATTAAACGCTTCAAGGCGCATCAGGTTATTTGCAGTCGCTGGCTTTGCAGTGATTGCAAATGTCTGATCCTGTGTAGCATCGACGCTCAAGAACACGTTGGCACCAGTCGATAGGCCATGACCTATAGAAGTTGTTGAGTTGCTGACAACTTGTGAGCCACCACGATTGTATAGTAGCTTCTGAACAGACGCGCTGGTGTTGTTAGCCGCCGCAGCAGCCAAGAGAACGCCGCCGCCATATGTCATGCCCAAGGTTTTGACTGTAGCGTTATTGGTTACCGTGAACAGAGCGTCAATCTCCATGCCGCCACCAACGCCCATCGACCAGCCAGGGACTGTGACAGATGCTAGAGTGACTTCGGTGTCAGCTACCGCAACAACTGCTACGCCATACCAAACGAGCGCAGTTTGTGTGCCAGACTGTGAACCGCTAGTGGTGACTGCTGCGCCGCCTGCTGAAGTGGAAACTGTGAAGGTGTTGGCTGAAAGCACTTCCTTCACATAGTATGTGGTGTTGATAGCCAATCCGGTAGGCAATGCACCGGTAGTGGTGAAACGAATGGTGTCGTTTACCGA